TTGCAACGGCAGCAGCCAAAGGCTTTGTAATGTCTACCGTACCACCAATTTTAAAATCTTGAAAGAATCCATCTTGCGTTAGGTTACAGGCTTTCATTTCATAGCCTTTACCACCTGAACCTAAGTCCAGTCCAGCAGATGCACCACCACCGAGTGTAAGGTCATCAACTAAGAAGTACATCATTACTTCGCCTGGACCAACACCCTTTGGAGTGTACTTTAACAATCTAACAAATGATTGTTTGTATTTTTGTCTGAGTTCACGCACTAATGAGTTTACTTTTGCTTCATCAAGAGTCTCAGCTGTTTTAGTTAAATCAAATTCAGGAAAGAAATGTTTCTTGAAAAGATACTGAATTTCAGCTTTATACTTTTCACTTTGAAAGTCATTACCAGTGATATTAAACGCTGTAATGACCTCAGCACGCTTGATAAAGCTAAGATCCATGCTATTTAGATCTTTTGTAACTTCTGTAATGTGATCTTGAAATTTTTTCATTAGAGGTCTGCCGTTTTCATAGATGTCTTTACCACACCAGTGTTTTCGATTTTTTCTCCAACACGTTTGATAGTAGCACCGTAATTTTTCATGATACGCAATCTTGTTTTATACAATGGATCTTGTTTAAGAAGCGTATCATCTTGAGGCAACCACAATGTAACTTGTTTGCCAGATGCAGCTGCTAAGAAAGCCATACCATTTAAACTGCCTTCAAAGTGATGACAATTGGTAAGGATGTGAGCTGTTTTCTTTAAATTGAATGCCATTTTACCGACTTGTAAACCATTTTTATTAGCTTTACGCCAATTAGCTACAAAGCTATCACCTAAAAAATGTTCAGGAGAATTGTCAAAAGAATAGCACACTTTATCACGATATTGTTCGTCAGGATTGTATTCTGCGAGTAAAGGCATTTTGAAATCGGGTGCTAATCCAAGTGTAGGAGACAGAATCATCACATTGCCTTCTTCTTTAGCATTCTGAAATGTGTAATCAATCATCTTTTCTTGACTAACATTTTTACCAATTTCTCTCCAGCCAATTTTATTCATACCGCCAAATAATTCGTAATAATGTCTTTTAGTTTGTGCAGGAATATAATCAAAGAAACCAATTTTACCTTGAATGATACCAGCAATAATTACACTGTCACCAAGACCATACTTATGTACATTTTCACTATCTTCAGCAAAACCATTAATTGGAGCTTTGCCAAAGTGACCTTGTACTTGGTATCTTCCAGCAGATGCATCACCACTGGGTCTTTTTAATTCAGGAGCTTTACCTTGATCTGGTTCCGCGTTCATATCGCGGTAATTATAAGTTAAAGCGCTTCGGATGTCTTTTGTGGTCTTGTCCATTTTTCACAGTACTCTTTAAATTCTTCAAACGATGCATTTTTGTACGGTGATACTGGCAACATACCAATATATTCCTGATTACAAAAAACATAGTGCATCATTTTAGTTACATCATCCCCATCTTCTGGTTCAGAGTGATACGTAAATTCGCCATACTTCATAACAATGTTTTGCATTATATTTATTAGCCGCCAAACTCGTGGCCTGCTACCCTTTTCATTTGTTTTGTAAACTCATCAAAAGATGGTTTAGTTTTGTAAAGCTTTATACTAATATTGTCTTTATCTTTACCTTTGATACGCCATTCGTATCCGTCTTTTTTATGTTCTGCGTCAGTGGTCTTTACAACACGTCTTTTATAACCATCTTCCCAAGTTTCAGAACCTTCTGCAACTGGACCATCGCTGACTGTATAGTCTTTGAACTTGATGATTTGTTTCTTTTTCTTTTTATCGGTCATTCATCCAACCTTTGATATATTCAGGATTAAAGTTAAAGTGTGAGAATGCGATACGATCTACAAATTTAACAGCTTCACCTTTACTCGGGTTGATGGCTACATAGCCTTCAGCACCAGTTACTTTGAAACCATCTTTAGTTTTTACAAATGATTTCTGAGTGTTAATTGACTCAAGCTTTTTAATAATTGCAACCTTTGCTTTTACAATAACATCTACAAACTCAAATGCTTGTACAATGCTTTTATGATTGCGCTGACAGTCTTCAAGAAACTGTTTCATCATAGCTCGTTTCGAGTCTTTTGATGCTTCAGTTTTTACCTTTGCAATTACTTGCTTTTCAAACTTTTCTTTTACGTGAGCGTAATATTCGTTTACAGCATTTGCTGGATTTGGCAACTGACCATTTCTGATTTTGCTGTTAATAAACGTTTTAATACCAGCTCCAACCGCACCAGAAGGTAGCGTATCCATAATACGAGCTACTGAATCAAAGTCACCAATTAGGCTTTCAGCTTGATCAGCCAAAGATTGAATGTTTTTGTATTCTTTTTGATTAAATGCAATAGTACCAGCTTTAAAGTATGCATCATCTTGCCATACAGTGCGACTGCTTTTTAGCTTTTTGACATTTACACCAAACTTGGCTCTGTAAGTACTCAGTGTACCTTTACCAGAATATGTTGTATGCCACACCACACCGATATTTGCATTGCGAATATCTTTACCAACATCAGACTCAGCTTCCCAAGCATATGCAATAGTGTTTGGATGTGCTACGATGTAACGTTTACCATCAATGGTTTCATACTTTTGATCACCCTTTGTAAACATCAGATCACCTTGTAAAACGATACCATCTGGTATACCAATCTTTGGAAATTCGTCTAATGCATACTGCAATTTATCAGCTAGACCAGATGGGTAACCGTGTGCCTTGATATCAGCTTTACTTTTTACCAATTTAGCATTTTTAGCAAACACTGATTTGGTACCAACAAAGAACTTACCATCTTCAGGGTCTTTACCGCAAAAGATTGCTGGTGCACCATCCCATTTTACAGTAAGTTTGATATTACCTTCACCCAATGTCTCAAGTACATCTCTTACAGCAACGATGGCTGCTTTAGCACCTGCATTACCACGTTCAAATAGATCTTCATCAACATGCGTTAAATGCAAGTTTACGTTACTATCTGCTGCTTCTTTTAAATAATTACTAAACGATTTCATATGTACCTACTTATTTGATTTACGATATTTCTTTTTCAATGACGCAGTGTTGTATGATAATTTCTTTTCAATTGGTATTACAATCTTTGACATATACATGCGTCTAATTGATTTTACAAAAGTTACTAGCATGTTTTGCGTTAGCAATAATGTTTTCTGTAAGACCTTGCAAGGACCTGTTAAGAAAGCTGCATCTAATGCTGCTAACATAATAATCATTGCTTCCTTTAACAAGCGAAGCTCGAGCAATATTTTCTCTAACATGACTTTTAATCATTATTTAGGCGAGAGTTAATTTTGTCCCAATTGATAATGTCGAAGAATTTTTCGATATATGCTGTTTTATCATGACCATGAGTAAATGCATACGCATGTTCCCATAAATCAATAATCATTGCTACGTTTTCTACAATACGATTATTTGGAATGATATTGACGTAACCAGCATTATTCATAAATACCCAGCCTGAACCTTGAAGTGTAGCTGCTTTTTCTCGAACTGTCTTTTGAAAGTTATCATATGTGCCATATCTTTGACTAATGACTTCTAAAGACTTACCAGTTGGCAAATTATTTTCTCTTGCCTCCCTTATGTTATTAAAATACAGGTCGTGTAAATAAGCGCCTGCTTTATTAAAAGCAAAGTCTCCGATACCATCATTAAAGTCTGTGACGTATTGTCGGTAAACTTTGTTAAAGTGAATATCAAAACCAATTTCATTAATAGCTGGCTTTAGTCCACTTACGTCATGGTAAAAATCAACGCATTCGAGTTTTTTCATAATTTAAGCTTCCAAGACTTTTTTAGATTGAGCAATTAGTTCTTTTGCTTCAGTGTTTAAATCTTTCGCTTGCTTCTTTAAGGTTTCTGCATAAGCTTTTAGCTCATCAGCCTTTTCTTCGTTTGTTTGTGGTGGTGCAGCTTCAGTAGGTTCTGAGATCAAATCAGGAAATACTTGCTGAACTACATCAATAGTTACTTTATCATAGATGCTATCAAGATTTTTATCTTTAGCATGAATGATTACTTCAGCTTCCTTGGCATCGATATTTTCGAGCATCTCAAGAAAGAGGCTTTCTCTACGAAGAGCAGCGGTTTGCCTAGCTACAGGACAATCTACAAAACGTGGAAATACTTTTAAGTACTGCCACAGTGAAGATGGAGCTGGTCCGTCACGCTCTTCGCGGTCTACAGGAGCATCACCTTCAGGCAATACAGACTGTAGAGTGTTGTCAAAGTTCCACTTAAGAATATACATAAGCGGTTGATGATCACTATAATTTTGTCTGAGAATAGTAGTTCGTTCGATGGTTGTTTTAGCAGCTTGAACTTCTTCTAGAATTTCATATACTTGCTTGTCGCGGGCTTTTGTCATTTAATAACCTCATTATAATCCCATGCCATTGCGTACTTTATCGTACACATCTTTAGCATTTCTTTGAAGGCTAGATGGTAATCCATCACGGAAACTATCTAAGTCTTCATCTTTCGCTAACTGCCTCATTTTTGAAGCAGACATACCTGATACATCTTCTGCATCTGGATCACGTTGTCCAGCACTTGTAATAGTTATACTATCAAACGTGTAATCTTTTCCATTGTATTTATTCAATAATTCTTTAAATGAACTGACTCGATCAGAACCAACAACTAAGATCACATCTTTGTAACCTTTGCTTTCAAGTTCTTGCATAACAGCAATAATAGTCTTAGCCTCAGACTTAATAACTAGTTTACCAAAAGCTTTTTGAGCAAACTTTACTTTAGAACTGTAATCGAGGGGGTTTTTCTTTTTATCTTGTGTTTGGCTTAAATAGACAAACGGCTGCCCGCTTTCTTTGCGAGCAACCGTTCTAATCTTATTTACGAGTTTGTCGTGACCAACTGTTGGTGGATTCATTCTACCAAAGGTGAACACAGCTCTCATATTTAGTCAGTATGACCAACAGCTGTTTCTACGTATGCAGAATCAAGCAAATCAGAGTCGAAACCCTTAGTCATATTGTCTGTGTCTGAGTCGTAACGTACGATTACACGTAGGTCTGAATCAGTAGCAAGCTTTCCGAGCGGCAGAGCATCTAGTACTTCAAAAGTACCATCTGCATTCTTATAGCCGAAACCGCCTTTAGAAGCATAAATTTGAGCGTTATCACTATCCAAGTTTTTCAAATCACTGGCCAAGTAATCGGAATCGGAATAGGTACCGCCAACACCCGTTTGGGTAACACGTGGTTTTACGTATGGCATTGTGGAGTCTCCTTCATATATTTGTCGACTACCTATTTATACTGCACGTGACTTGACTTCAAAGTCAGATAAAGAATCAAGAAGACCTTTTAAGTTGTTTTTCATTAGATAATTCATCCAATTCATCATATTACCTTTAATAGGTTTTTGATATTCAGCAACAATTTGTTCTTTTAGTTCTTCAGGTGTGCGCGATAGATCAATGAGTGTACGATTACGAATGTAACGACGTGCGGTAGCATGACCAAGAGCTTCTGGATCTTCAATCAAAGCGTTTAGTTTCTTTTTAGAAACAGGTGTTTGACGTACGCCTTCAGTAATTAGTACTTCATCATCAGATAAACAATTGGGTACACCATCACCAGTATCGCCTTTAATAATCTTTTCAAGCAATTCTGTTTCAGGGTTTTCGCTTACAACGTATTTCTTTTGTAAGTTACTATATTGCTTGACATTGGGATACTTTTGCAACTGTTTAAAGTCATTGTCTGGTGAAACGATAAGGATTGGTTCTGGATTCATATGTTTTTCAACTAATGTACCAATTGCATCATCAGCTTCGCATTTATCTACCCATACTGTACGAAATGGCGATAGATTACGAATGTCGTCACGTGTTTGATTCAT